GCTATAGGAGAAGGCGGTGAAGTTGGTGGTGTTGCCCTGCTTGAAGATCAGCGGGGTGGCTTGGTTGGCGTAGGTCGGGGTGGGCAGCGACTCATCAGTCGGGGCGTTGTAGATGCCCGTCATGGTGAAGCTGATTACGGGGATCTGACCCACTTCACCGTTGATCTCGAAGGTGCCGCGGCAGCCGGTCAGTTTGTGGCGGATGCCATCCTCGTGGTAGTGGATGGTGCAGCTCTCGAAGCCGCTGCTCTCGGGCGCGTAGGTGGCGCTAGTGCTAGTTACCAACGTCTCAGAGAGGCCGCAGCTACGCAGCACCGGACCATAAGCCGGCGCGGTGCCAGCGGTGCCAGAACCAGCCAGCTCAACCTCGAAGGTCACCTCGACCCTGGTCTGCGCCAGCAGTTGATCGGCTTGCCCCATGTAAGGGCGCACCAGGTCGCGGTTTACGGTCTCAGCGACCAGCGGCTGGATCTCGAGGTTGCGCACCAAGATGGCATTGCTCGAGCCGGTCGGGCTGGAGTCAGTGGCGTAGGTGGTTTCAATCTTCGCCAGGATCAAACGCCGGCGTGTCAGAACTGAGGCCATTGGTGGCTACCTCGGGTTGGGGGTGGGGAGCCGGCTGGGTCCGCTCGACGAGCTTTCGCTTGCCGGTTTTCTTGTCGACCAGATAGCTGCCGCCCTGGCCTTTGTATTCGTCCATCATCGTAGCTACTACGGACTCTGCGCCAAATTAGCGACTCGAGTCCGATACTTCACCACGTAGTCGCAGGAGATCACACCAGATGGCTGGTCTGCCTCCTGCATATCGAAGCTAACTCCAGTCGGCTGCACGTCATAGGCATGGCCTCCGACCGTTAAATCTGCCATCACCTTCGCGTGCAAACTCTCCACGATCGGATCAGCCACTTGGTCTGGGATGTTGCCACGCACGATCACCGCAATGCGCACGGTGAGCGTCCAGTCCAGCGTAGGTGTGCTGGTCAACTGCACGCACACATCGTTGATCGGCTCGACCACAATCGCCGGCAGCTCGCCCCTAGCCAGCGGTTCCACTCTGCTGCGGTAGATCCTCGTGCTCACACCAGTGGTGCCTGTCAGCGCCGTGCGGATACCAGCCAAGATCGACTCGCGCTTCGTTGTCATGCCGATGCCACCTGCACCACTGTGCAAATGATGCCCGGAATCCCCGGATGCGCGAACGGGCTACTGGCTGCAGCCTCGGCGTGGATGTATGCGTTGGCGTTACTGGTCGCCCAGATCAGCTCGATGTAGTCCGCTGCCGCCAGCTTGAGGATGAAGTTCACCGTCCCGATCACGTTGCCCTCAACTCCGCCGTGGCTGGAGATGATGCTGAACTTGCTGTCGCTATCGGCAACGTCGCCGCTTGCGCCGCTGTCGTTCTTGCGGAGCCACACGTTGATATCGTGAATCTGCGCGTCGGAATTGCTGAACTGGATCGAAAAGGTGAAGCTATAGATCCCGGTGTGATCGACGGTGATTCGGCTATCCGAGATCACCTTGATGCCACGGTTGTCTAGATCGTTCTTCCGCAACAGGATCGGCGTCGGCGTATTTGCCGTAGCCGTTTGAGACGTTGTATCCCAGAACGAACCCCAGTTCGCGGGACTGCTGAAATACGGCAGCGTATTCCACGCTGTCCTGCCGTCACCGATCTTCAGGTTGCCGGTCTGACTTTCAAGGCCAGGCTCTCCCGCCATCAGCACAGGATTCTGTGCTGCCCACTGGCTCCGTGTGTTGACCTTAAAAGGACCGCTCATGTCTTCTGAATCCCGAGCTGAACGAACTTGCCGTCGTCAATCAACATCGTTTCGCGGACGGTATAGGCAGCCCCATCAACAGTGATTGAATCACCGCGGATGAGACTGCCAAAGGAGGAGGATCTGGCGGTCAGCGTGTAATCGGTGGTGAGCACCATTCCATCGCTGATCACCTGGCTGGGCATATCCAGGATCCCGTTAGCGGTAGTGGCGCCAGCCGTGCAGCTGACGCCAAAGTCCGCCAGGAAGATATCCAGATCCTCCGTGATCGCCATGATCAGACGTACTTCGCAGAAGCAAGGCCGATCACAGCAACGGCACCAGTACCAGAACCGCCTGCAACGGTCACGGAGACCTTCACAAAGCGCTTGATGTCGGTGACGTTCACAAACAGTTTCTGCAGCGAAGCAGTGTTTGCGGTGGTGGTGGTGAAGCCGCCACCAGTCACGTCGGTGTAGGAACCGCCGGAGGTGTCGGAATGGGTCAGCTTGACGGCATAGGTGATGCCAGCACCGCCGGCTTCGGCGTCCAGCAGCACAGCAATGTCGCCCTCGTAGCCCTGCAGATCAACTGCCGAGCTGGTCGTGGTAGCAGCCACAACGTCGTTGCGGAGCAGACCCAGGACCGTGGTCTTCGAGCCAAGGTTGAGGATGGTCATGATTTAGCCCTCCGTCGAGGGGTAGATGGTTTAGGTGCTGGTTGAGCAATTTCCTCAACCAAGTCGGCCACCTTGTCGGCGACCGCAACAGCTTTGCCAATACCGATCAGGAGCTTGGCGTCCGAGGGGGAAGCCTCATGGACTTCCCCGAGACGGATCACCTGGCCTGCCAGCATTGTTTGCCGTAGGACCTTGATCAACATGATCAGAGGGTGTCGTTGCCGCGGCTGAAGGACTCAGGATGGCGGATTGCGATGTCGCAGTCCTGCATCGCCACAACGCGGACGGTGCCGCTGGTGCTGTGGGTGTAGGGGTCCACCATCAGGTCGAGGCCAGAGAAGTAGCCGATGATCAGGTCGGCGAAGTTGCCGAACCACAGATCGCCGGAAGCCACTTGGTTGGACAGCACACCGCGATAGCCGTTCACCTCGCCGTTTTCCATGATGAAGATGCCGGAGCCGGCGTCCTTCTTCGTGGTCTTGAGGTTGCCGCGCATAGCAGCGTTCATCAGATACACAGGCGTACCAAGCAGAGCGTTGGCGGTAGCCACGTCGCTCTCCAGATCCACCACTTCAGTGAAGGTAGGAGCAGCAGCGGCGAAGTCGACAGTGCCGATGCCGGTGGTGTTCTTCAGACCCAAAGGCTCGCTGTTGGAGCCAGTGCCATACAGGCCGGCGGCGTCGATCTTGAGAGCGATCACGCTGGCCAGGTCGCTGCGCACCATGTTCTCCACGTCGATGGAGGACTGGATCATCAGGCGACGGCTGAAGTCGGTATAGGCAGCCACGGTGCGGGGCACCAGGCTCACCTGATCGACGGTCTGCTGGGACTCGGTGGGGGAGCCGGACTCGGCCACCCAGTAAGCGGTAGCAGCGCCGGACTGGCGGGGGATAGCCACGTTGCCGGTCAGGCCGGTCAGCACGGTGGCGCCAGCTTGATCCAGGGCGGAAGCGTTACGGAGCAGGTCGATGAACGAACCGGCATCCAGCTCGGTGGCAACCAGGTTGCCGCCGGCGGAAGCGGTGCCGACGTTCAGGTCACGGCGCAGCACATCCTGGGGGATGGTGATACCGCGGGACTGACGGCCGAGCTTGGCAGCAGCAGCTTCAGAGGCCTCGATCTCGAACGCAGCAGCCTCACGGGCAGAGCGATCGGTCGGGTTGGACAGATAGTTGATGGCGCGCAGGAAGGAGAAGCTGCGGCTCTCCTTCTCGCTGAGGCCAATGTCGGCGGCCTGCATGGTCACAGTCTCCTGGGGGATGTTGAACTTGTCGAGGACAGCAGCACGAGCCTCGTCGATTGAACGACCAGACTCGACCATCTGCCGGCCAAGGTCCTCCATGCCGTGCTTGGTGCACAGGGAGGTGATGTCCGAGATGCGGGCGCGCTCAGCCTCAGCGGCTTCGGCACGCACCACGGCCAGATCGGGGGTGGTGTTTTCCATTGAAGGAATGGGATCGGGTGTTGGTGCTGCCGAAGCAGCATTGTCATCCTCAAGCGATCGGCCTATCCCGACGCCAGGGTCAGCTGGCACCGAGACAACGCTGATCTCATAAGGAGACCAAGCAGTAGCAACAAAGTCGCCACTGCCACGCTCCTCCATTTTGTCGATGGAGTAGCCGAAGGAGACATTCCGAAGAACGCCATCCTTCACATCGCTCAAGATCTCTTGAGCGAATGGGTTGCGGCTAAACCGCACACGCGCATATCCTCGGCGCTTATTGCCGTCGATATACGCGCGCTCCACAACACCGATCACGCGATCAGGGTTGTGGTTGAACAACAGCGGAGCGCCATCGTTCAGGCGACTGAGATCAGCCGCCTTGCCTTCGTGACTCAAGATTTCATTGCCGAAATACCGAGCCACCGGATACTCCGAGCTGAAGGGGAACTCGAAGGTCCGCTCCTCCACCTCATCAAAGCTGGTCAGCTCTGCACGCTGATACTTGCCGGTCAGACTGCGCAGTGCCGCGATCTTGGTGAGCGTCGAGAACTTATGGCCGACCAGCGTCTCAGTCGCCTCCCAGCCTTCTTCGCTTTCGCTATAGATGCGAATCAATGCAGCAGGATCCTCGGCGCTGGCGTCAATGCTGAACTCCGTGTCGGGTACGCCCAGCGTGCCCTCACGCATCACATG